CTATTCTGGTTTATCCTCTATTTCTTCTTTAGATGGTTGAGCGTTAATATCACTTTGAAGATCAGCTATTAAAACTGCTACATCTTTATAGGGCTGAACTGCCAAATAGTTAAAAATTGCCTGTACTGTTTGTACTGATAGATTAATTGATTCCATTTCTTTTATTACTTTTAAATTTATTGTATTCATCTTTGATTAGTAAATATCCAGCATATATTAAAACTAGATTCGATAGTGCATTTGATATAAGTATATAAGCTATCATATTGGTTTTGTATAAAGTTTGTTGTTAAGTGGTCTTATAATTTTCTATCTATGAATATTTCTAATCTATATTTTAAGGTTATAACCATTTAAAGATGAAATAGCCAAATTAATTCGGTTATATAGTATTGATTCTGTTTAAGGCATTTTTAGCCATTCCATTTTATTTTGGATGGATTATACCCTTTTCTTCTTTAAATGGTTCTACGCTTAAAAATGCACTATCAAAACTTATTTTACAGATAAATATCCTCTATTGGCTCTGAATCTTCTTTACTTTTATATGGAACTCCAGATATAACATAGTTCATAAAATACTCCATATTGCGTATTTTCTTAAAGTTATCTTTCTTTGCTGCCAGATATTGCATATATGATCTAGGTAATTGTACATCTGATTCTTTCATAATAAGTATTACATTCTCTACTTTCTGTATCAATAGTTCTACTTCTACAGATTGACCTTTTAGCATATCTATCAGAAAACTTTCTATATGTAAATCGAAACCAGCACCATTTAAAGAGAGAAAGCCTTTGTTTATTAGTTCATTATTATATTTACTTACAGTTACTTTAGCCATTTTAAATTCTTTAGCTATTGCTGTGGCAGAGTAACTGATATGATAACTATGTGCATCTGCCAAAGCGAAGAGTTTCAGTAAATAACCTTTTAGTTTAATTGATAAGTCCAGATTTATAAAGCCTCTGCTGATTCTTCTGTATTTAGTTGGAATTGCTTCTTTAAAAGCATAGATGATTCTATTTACTTCCTTATTCTCTTTTAGAGATTTTGCCCTAATATGTTCTATTTCCACTTCTCCAGATTCGGCTAATCTATCAGTTAAAGCCGTATTTATTTTACCTGAATCATAATTTCTTCTACTTTCTCCAACGAAACTAGCTAGTTGATCTAAAGTAGTATCTGTTTTTAAAGTCTTTTTATCAGTGGTTAAAGACAATACGAAGAATCTGTATAAATCTGGACAGCTTAATGTATATGCAGCTGATATGTTCATAGTGGTGTAACCTTTAAATGGTAGTTTTATTGATTGATTCATTGAAAGCAAGTGAATTAGTTTTAGTAAATATAAAATCTCTTCTTTCTAAGCATCTATTATATTCTGCTGTTCCAAAATAGATTTTGGCTTCTTTTCGATTCTGAAATATTTGTCCAGTTGGTTTATAGACTATCATATATTTGATTTTTTAAACTTGATAAAAAATAATTGATCTAGGAACGTCTGAAGCCCGATAGGGCTGATAGCGTACTAATAGGAATGGAGTACTGGAGTGTAGTAGAACGGTAAAAATTACCACCTTGTACACGGTAAATATTTTAGCACTATGGAATGTAGAATAACGGTAAATGTTTTCTATGAGGACGGTAAAATAATTATGTGACTAGTAAATTTTATCAATTTGTACACGGTAATTTTTCAGTAGACATAAAATAAAACCAGATTAACATCTGGCTCTATTTCGTTTAATTTACTTACACACAGGATAAATTTTTAACTCTAAGTATATTTGTAGCAAGTTACCTAACACACTATTTATCCTTTTTCTTATAATACAAAGATACTGCTTTTTTTCAAGGCTGTCAAATGATTTTTCAACAATCTTAATATTTAACCGTATGTATATCTGATGTTTAATTATTTGTGTATTAGTGGTAATCTTAGAGTGTTTTTAAGTTTTAAACCATCTAAAAGAAGAATGATCTGGTAACTCCAAATTAATTCAGCATATTCTTCTTTAAATGGTCTATATCCTTCCATTCCTGCAATATAGATTTTATATCTGTAGATTGTTTGTCTGGAGTTGATGATTCAATTATTTCTTTTATTCTTAGTTGACCATCTTCTAATCAAATTTTAATTTTTTTCATTATGTATTTTCTGGTGACATTCTTTACATAAGGACATTAGGTTATCTGGATTATAAGCTATGCATTTTCTCTTTAAATGGTCATTAGTAGACATAAAGCTGATAATATGGTGTACATCTACGGCAGGAACTACTTTATCTTCCCGCTGGCATAACTCGCATAGTGGATGCTGTTGTAGATATGCCGATCTAAGTTTACGCCATTGGCTAGTATCATATATCTTCCTTCTATCCTCTCTATTTATCTGTCTATTCTTCTGTTTGGCAGGCTTCTTTAGATATGGCATTTGTAAATAGTTTTTTCAGTTGTTTGTGATCCATCTTAGTTTGGTAGCGTAACATCTTAATTCGGTATTCTATTTGATCTAATATACCATCTTCTATTCCTTCTGATATTACTTTGAGTAAGGTATTATGAAATATATCTTCATCTGTCTGGGATAATTCCAGATAGGTAGTATTACCCACATATTTAGCCCTTAGACGTTCATAGTTTTTAGCAATCACATCTGCTACTGCTGCACTGACTTCTTTTGTAGTATAGTTAAACCTGTGTTCTCCAATTGTTTCTGATGAAGGGTTAATGATAGCTTCTATATCTTTAGGCTCTATCCCAAACCGTTTAGATGTTTGATCTGCGCCATAGTCATAAATGTATTGTAGTAGTGTTTCTCTATCTGGTCTTAACTTTTTCATAGTATTGGTTTAGTAGTTCTTCATTATTATCAAAAAAATCTTTTAAAATCATTCTAATTATCTTAGATTTGTCTGTGGAAGTAGCTTGTTGGAGAATTGATAGGTTAAGGTCTAGTTCTTCATCCAATCTCACAGTAACGCGTGTAGATTTTGAGGTTGGTTTCATTATAGAATATTAATTTTCAAAACTTAAAGATACTAGTATTATGGGACAAGAACAAATGAACACAGCAAATTCTACAAATACTGTAGAAATGAATTTCTTAAAAAAATTTGTATATCTTTTAATTAGCAGCTATAGGAATAAGCCTTTTAAATTGTGGGTAAATGTAATCTTATTTGTGTTGTCAATAGGAACATTAATAGTAATAAGAACTAACAATGGCTTTATATCTTCTTTATTAGATAACGAAACCAACCAGCTTATCAATACATTTTTAGACTTCATTTCAATATCCTATATTATTGGATTAATGTCTTATTTATATTGGGAGGTATCTCCAATTAAAAAAGAATTAACATTGTCTAGTGGATTAATCTTTATAATACTTATTTCTATTACAGTTGCATTGTTTCTAATACCAGTTTATGATGGTTTACGAAATATTATTTTACCTGATATAAAACTAACATTAGGGGAGTTTGGTTCTTTTTTCGCTTCAATAACTGGATTGTTGGCATTTCTTGCAGTATTATATACATCTGGAAACGCAGATAAGAGAGCAAAGGAAACTATAGCATTAACTAAAGAAGAAGCGGAAAACAATAGGGTTAGAGCAGAGAAAGCAGAAGAAAATAATAGACTACAAATAGAAGAGGTAAGAAGAAGATATAGAGAAGATAGTGAACGAACTATATTCTTCCAGCTATTAGAGTTGCATACTAAGAAAGTAGAAAGTGTCATTTATTCAAACGCTAATAACATTAAAGAACTTGTTGGAGCTAGAGCCTTTGAACGGTTTGTTGATAAAGCCAATACATATTGGGTTTTAACTATTATATTTGAGCATATACTAACATTAGAAGAAGACGATTCTATTTATTATAAAGATGCTTATATGAAAGTAAAGGAGATCTTTGAACAATATAACTTAAAGGCTGTCCAAAGCCTGATAAGAGATAATAATAATCGGTTTAAAATAAAAGGATATGAGAATATTATAAGAGATCCTAAATATATGGATGATGATGGACGATTTGAAATATGGAGTTGGGCGAGAAGTATAGAGATTGAGCTACTAAAGAATGAGAACTATAGTTACATTACGAAATTGATAACAATGATAGCAGATGTTATATATAAAGAATACGGACACATATTAGGTCACTACTTTAGGAATATGTTCTATGTAATGGATACAATTAATGAATTCTCTGATAAGAAGAACTATAAAGAGTTATTTAGAGCACAGCTATCCAGATTTGAATTAACACTAGGTTTATTCAATGCAGTTAGTAGTAATTCCAGTATTAAGATGGTAAAACTATTAGAAGAGTTTGATGTATTTAAAGATGTGTACCCTGAAGATCTACAGTTATTGAAAACAGCCAAGGAAATAGGTATTAATCCTAATACTCTTATAAATAATATACTTAATGAATATAAGAAAGATATAAATAAGTTGTCTGACAACTAACAGGTTCCAATATAGAAACAACCAAAATCTTAACTATTTATGGGAAATTATAAAATACCTTCTGACATCTGTAAAGAAGCAAAAGACTATATGAAGGACGTACTGCAAAGATTGGAAGAATCAGGAGTATTGGAAAATGTAGATACTGCTGCACTAGATATGCTAGCCAGAAACTACAGTATGTTTATCGCTGCTTCTAAACAGCTTGAGCGTGAAGGTGCAACTATCACTAATGTACAGGGAAATATAGTCAAACATCCTGCTGTAACTATTGCCAAAGATGCACAAGTACAGGCTGTAAAAATTATGCAGGAATTTGGCTTAACAGCTAAAGCCAGAACCAAACTACCTAAACTGGATAAAGAGAAAGAAGAAGATTCACCACTGGAACAATTTGTAAAGACTGCTAAAGAAGTACGCTAATGAAACTATACTACGATTATTGTAGTAAGGTTTTAGATGGAAGTATTGTAGTTGGAGAATACATTAAACTAACCTGTGAGAGATTCCAGAACGATCTTCAAAGGGATGATCTGGTATTCATAGAAGATAAAGTAGACCGGGCTATTCAGTTTATTTCTACTCTTAGACACTATACAGGTAAACATTCTGGTAAATCATTCATACTAGAAAGCTGGCAGCAGTTCATAATAGCTAATATAGTAGGCTGGTACTGGAAGGAATCAGGTACAAGAAGATTTACCAGTAGTTATATAGAAGTAAGTAGAAAACAGGGTAAGACAGCCCTAGCTGCTGCACTATGTTTGTACTACTTAATTGCTGATGGCGAAGATGGTGCAGAAGTTTTATTGGCTGCTAACAGTAAAGAGCAAGCTAAAATTGCTTTTGATATGTGCAGTAAGTTTAGTAAAGGGCTAGATCCTAAAGGTAAATATCTCACTGCTTATAGGGCAGATATTCTATTTAGCCTTAATAATTCAAAACTAAAAGTACTGGCTGCTGACGATAGTAAGCTGGATGGTTTTAATGCTAGCTTTGGTTTATTGGATGAATACCACGCTGCTGCAAATAGTAAAGTGAGAGACGTTATTAAGTCCTCTATGGGAATGCGTGAAAATCCACATCTATGTACTATTACTACTGCTGGGTTTGATAAATCATTACCCTGTTATCAACTTAGAACTGTAGCTATTGAAGTGCTAAACCATTTAAAGGAAGATGATAGTATGTTTATTGCTATCTACTCTTTAGATGGTAGTGATAATTGGCAGGATGAAAAGAACTGGTGTAAATGTGCTCCCAATTTAGGTGTAACAGTTACTAAAAAATATATCAAGGAACAGGTACAGCAGGCAAAGAATAATCCCAGTGATGAAGTTGGAGTTAAAACTAAGACGCTTAATATCTGGTGTGATTCTGCTACTGTTTGGATTCCAGAAGACTATATAGTGAAATGTAGTGATATAGTTGATCTTTCTTCTTTAAATGGTAAAGAGTGTTATGTAGGTGTAGATTTAGGTGCTACCAGTGACTTAACAGCTGTATCATATTTAGTAGTAGATAATGATAAGTATTACTTCAAAACTCACTATTACCTGCCAGAATCAGCATTGGAAGAAAAGACTGATAAAGAATTATACAAGTTATGGAAGCGAGCAGGACTATTAACTGTTACGCCTGGGAATGTTACAGACTATGACTATATAACCAGTGATCTGCTTAAAGCCACAGAAGTTGTTAATATTGTATCAGTTAGTTATGATAAATTTAATGCTACTCAATGGGCTATCAATTGTACTGAACAGGGTTTGCCATTAGATGAATATCCACAAACACTAGGCAGTTTCAATAGACCTACTAAAGAACTGGAAAGACTTATACTATCAGGACAGGCAGTAATAGACAATAACGATATTACTAGAAACTGCTTTAGGAATGTAGTACTTAAATCTGATTACTGTGATAATGTAAAGCCTGTAAAACAGCAGGATAAAAAGAAAATAGATGGTGTGATTGCTATGATACAGGCATTAGGGGGATACTTACAAACGCCACACTACAGCAATTCAATATTTACGATATAAAACCTTAACTATGGGATTATTTGATTTTTTGAGAAAGAAACCTAAACAAGTAATAGAAGAAGAAAGGGCATATTCACCTTATGGACTTAATAGTCTGGTATATAATTCCAATTCCAGCTACAGTAATAACAAAGCTATGCTATTATCTACAGTTTATAGATGTGTAGATGTTATTGGAGATTCTGTAGCTCAATTGCCTTTAGAACCTTACTTTATTGATAAAAATGGTTACAAAAGGAAGTTTACAGAACATCCTTCTTACTATTTACTAAATAGAGAACCAAGTAAAAAGATGAGCCGATTTACTTTTATGAAAACATTAATTACTAGTGTTCTCTTAAAAGGTAATGGCTACGCATATATAGAAAGAAATAACAAAGGGGATGCAGTAGCATTGGAATTAATTCCTTCTGAATTAGTGACTGTATCTAATTTGAATGATAACATAATGTACAATGTTGTAGGATTCAAGCAACTGGTAGAACCTGTAAATATGATCCATATTCTGAACTTCAGCTATGATGGCATTACAGGGATCAGTACACTGCAACACGCTAAAAATACTTTAAGACTAGCTACAGATAGTGAAGCGCACGCTGAAGGATTCTTTAAAGGTGGTGCAAACTTAGCTGGAATCATTAAATTACAATCTTCATTAACACCAAAGCAGAAGCAAGATATTAGTGAGGTTTGGCAAAAGACATTTAGCCCGATTACAGGTACTCCAAACGGTGTAGCTGTACTGGAAGGTAATATGGACTTCCAGTCAATTACAGTTAATCCATCTGATGCACAACTATTAGAAACTAGACAGTTTAATGTAATAGACATTTGTCGCTTCTTTGGAGTTTCACCAGTTAAAGCATTCGACCTAAGTAAAAGTAGCTACAGTACAGTGGAAGCTACACAACTGGCATTCCTTACCGATACACTAGCACCTTTATTAGAAAAGATTGAACTGGAATTTGAAAGAAAACTGTATAAACCATCTGAAAGAAATAGTATAGATGTGCGCTTTGATACATCTGTATTGCTTAGGGCAGATAAGGCTAGTCTTGCAAATTACTATAATACCTTATTCCAGATTGGGGTTATTACTCCAAATGAAATTAGAAAGGCTTTAGATTTGGAAGCTATAGAAAATGGTGATCACACATTTGTACAGGTAAATATACAGACCTTAAACAATGCAGTGAAAGATAAGACAGATATTAATCCTTTAAATGGTGAAGATGGTACAGAAAATATATAAAGGCAGTGATATACTAATAGATTTAGTATTGAAAGATATAAATGGTACTCCATTTAGAATTAGTGCTACCAATGAGTTTAATATTAAGTTCTTTACTACTAATCCAGATATATTTATAGAAGGCAGTTATTCCATTAATAAATATACAGGAATTATAGCAGGTGAATATATTGATTATATAGCTTTAAATGCCATTGATCTTGATAAGTTAGAAGATGGGATATTAAACTATATCTACACTATCAGAACCATAAATACAGACTTTAAAGATGGATTTTATGATGAAGTAGTGAAAGGACAAACAAACTTTTATTTAAAATCAAAAATCTGTGGTAATGAAATATAGCTTAGAACTAAAAAGAGCTAATGTGATCTTAGGTTCTGGAGGTGAAGTTACAAATGCAATTTGAGGAACAATTACAGGTGATATAACCCAACAGAAAGATTTGCAGGCAGAATTAGATACTATTAAAGAATCAATTCCAGAGCCTTACAACGATATACAAGTAAAAGAAGATATTAACCATCTAAAAGAAGAAAAGGCTGATAAAGCTGATACATACACCAAAAAGGAAGTAGACGATAAGATCACTGGTTCTGGTAGTGTTGATCTTACTGATTATTATACCAAACAGGAAATAGAAAGCAAAGGATATTTGACTACAGAAACAGATCCTACAGTTCCTGATTGGGCTAAACAGCCAAATAAACCGGTATATACAGCAAGTGAAGTCGGCGCACTGCCTGATACAACTAAAATTCCAGATGTTACAGGGTTGGCTACTAAGACTGAATTAACAGAAGGTCTGGCTACAAAGGCTGATATTTTTTCTTTAAATGGTAAGGTAGACAAAATAGAGGGTAAAGGATTATCTACTAATGATTATACAAATGAAGCTGTAGCACAACTAGCACAATTATGGAAATTGGATAAAGCTATATGAATAGGCGAAACAGAACCACCTGATAAGAATTATCCTATTTGGATTGATATAAGCGAAAATTAATATAGACAATGAAAGAACTACGAAACTGTAACTATGAAATTAGAACCACTACACCAGAATCCAGAGAAGTTGAAGGCTATGCTTTAGTATTCAATAAAGAATCTAGGGATCTAGGTGGATTTACAGAGATTATAGAACCAGAAGCATTAGAAGATATATTAGATAAATCTGATATTCTTTGTCTGCTTAATCATAATGAAGAAAGAGGAGTACTAGCCAGATCAAAATATGGCAAAGGCTCACTTACTTTATCTGTAGATGGTACTGGTTTAAAATATAGATTTGAAGCACCCAATACTGCACTTGGGGATGAACTACTGGAAGGACTTAAAAGAGGTGATATTACTACTTCTTCTTTTGCCTTTACTATTGAAGGTGATAAATGGGAAAAGAGAACAGACGGTAAGTATCTAAGACGGATCACTAAGTTTAAAGAACTATTCGATGTTTCCCCTGTGTATAGACCTGCGTATCCAGATACATCTGTAGCTTGTAGAAAGATGCAGGAACTGGATACAGAAGAATTAAAGGACTATTACCAAAACCTTAGAGAAGGATTATAATGGACACATTGACTTTAATAGACCAAAAAGAACAACTAAGAAAAAAGGCAGAAACGTTAATCGCTGATGCTGAAAAGGAACTAAGAAAGCTGAATGAAGGAGAAGAAAGTGAACTTATTTCCATTAAGAAAGAGATTGCAGATTTAGATAGCCAGATCAGACAAATAGAAGAAGAAACAAAACGTAACTATAAACCACAAACTAAAACTATGGAAAAATTTTCATTGTTAAAGGCTATTAATGATGTAGCCAACAACAGACAACTAGACGAGAGAGCACAGGAAGTTGTATCTACAGGTGTTGCAGAAATGCGCAAAGCAGGACAGTCTTACAGCGGACAAATTGTACTACCTATCGAAGAAAGAGCAAACATTCAGGCTACAGTAGCTACTGCTGGACAGGAAAATGTAGCAGAAGATAAATTAGGAATCCTAGAGCCATTAAGAGCAGATTTAGTGCTGGTACAAGCTGGTGCTTCTTATATGACTGGCTTAATTGGTAATGTATCTATTCCTGCTTATTCTGGTTCTAATGTTACTTGGGCTGGTGAAGTAACAGAAGCTACAGAAGGTGCTGGTATATTTAGTGAAGTGAACCTAGAACCTAAAAGATTGACCGCTTATATTGACGTATCAAAACAGTTCTTAATACAGGATTCTAATTCTGCTGAAGAAATGTTGAAACGTGATATTGTTGCTGCTATTTCTAATAAACTGGAAGCAACTATTTTAGGTACTGGCGTAGGATCGGCTAATGAACCTAAAGGTTTACTAAATGGCGTAACTGCTGATACTGCTGCTATCACTTATAAGGATATTGTAGCTATGGAAGCTGAACTGGAAGAAGCCAATGTAAGAGGTGATATTAAATATATTGTATCCCCATCTGCTAAAGCAGATCTTAAAACTACAGATAAAGGGACTGATACAGGTAAGTATCTGATGGAAGGAAACGAAGTAAATGGTTATCCAGTTCTTTGTACTTCTGCTGTAGCTGGTAAAGGTGTAGTAATGGGTAATTTCTCTGATTATGTAATTGGTCAGTGGGGAGGTATCGACTTAACTGTAGATCCATATACACAGGCTGCTAAAGGTAAAGTAAGATTGGTTATCAATGCTTACTTTGATGCTAAACCACGTAGAGAGGAAGCATTCGTTACTAAAGTACTGAAAGCGTAACCTTAACAATGAATAAGCTATGTATGTAACTTTATGCGAAGCAAAGAAACATCTGTTAGTTGATAATTCATTTAAGGATGATGATGAGTATATACTAGCTTTAATAGATGTAGCAGAAGATGCTGTAGCTATAAACTTAAATGTTCAGCTAGCCAGCATTACAGTAGGTGGAGAATTACCACCTGCTGTAAAAGCTGCTATTCTTTTATTAGTTGGTAACTTATATGCTAACAGAGAACCTGTAGCCTATACTTCTATTAATAAAGTACCCTATACTTTCGATTACCTTATATCACTATATAAAAACTACAAGTAATGAGAGCAGGACTATTAACAGAACCTGTTACTTTTAAACGTGCGACTACTGCTAAAAATGATTATGGACAGGAAGTTACATATTGGGAAAACTATATTATAACCAGAGGTAACGTAAAGTACAATACAGGTAACAGGACTATCGAGAATCAGGAGATCATTAATACCTATACAGTCACATTTATTGTTAGAAGCTATCATAAGATAGATGAATCAATGAGAGTACTGTATAATAAGAAACTGTATAGAATCCTGTCAATTAATGAGGATAGATTAAAACAATCAACAACTATTATTGGAGAACTGGTAAATGAGTAATGCAGCGGTAGTCGATACAAAGCAGGTGCTAGAAATGTTTGCTGAACTGGATAGTAAAAAGCAAAAGAAAGCACATAGAACTGCACTTAGAAAAGCTACTGGCATACTGGTTAAAGAGGTTAGAAAGAATTTTAGGCAGGTAATTAAGAATCCTAATGCTAGAAACAGATGGAACGGTAAAACCTTTTCATCTGGTATTAAGTCCAGTATCAATAAGGAAGTTACAGAAGGTAAGGTTCACATACTGGGAGACTTTAGACTAAAATTCTTTGAGCTTGGGACTAAGACACGTTATAAGAAACAAACTAAAGGCAGACCGTCTACAGGAAGTATTAAGGCTACTAACTTCTTCAAAAAAGCCAGAGAAGCCAAAGAATCAGAAATAAGTAATAGTATGAATAATATAATAACCCAATCTATACTAAAAGTAAATGGACAGTTTAAAGGTAGGTAAAGTAATCTTTTCTCTTTTAAATGGTAATAGTGATCTTACAGCCTTTGTTAATAATAAGATATATCCTATTATAGTGGAAAAAGAAACTACTTTTCCATTTATTGTATATAAGAGAAATAATATTATTCCAGACTACACCAAAGACTTCCATTTTAAGGACAATGTAATAATTGATATTATATGTGTATCTACTAATTATGCAGAGAGTATAGAAATAGCTGGAATAATAAGAAATATATTGGAAGATAAAAGATATGATGATATACAAAGCATTAAACTGGAATCTGCTGATGAAGATTATACAGATGATGCTTATGTACAAACACTAAGTTTTAATTTAACTATAAACAAATAATATAACTATGGGAAAACCAATTGACGGTAGTGATTTGATGTTATTTATAGGCACTGGCAGTGGTCAGTCTATTACATACAAATCAATAGCCTTTGCAACCAGCCATAAACTTTCTATGAGTGCAGAAACAGTAGAAACTAGTTCTAAAGATTCTGGTGGTAAATGGGTATCTAAGGCTGTACGTAAACTAAGCTGGAATATGAGTACAGATAATCTGTTCTCTTTAGATGGAGAAGGTTCTACTTATGATGATCTGTTTGATCTAATGACAGGAAGAAAGGAAATAGATGTAGTATTCAGTCTGGAAAAAGATTACGCTAGTAAAGCGGATGAAGTACCAACAGGAGGATGGACACCTGTAACTACTGGACAATATAAAGGAAAGGTAGTTATTACCAGTCTGGAACTAAATGCACCAAATGGAGATAACGCAACATTTACAGCTTCTTTTGAAGGTGTGGGAGCACTAGCGAAAGTATCTGCTTAATTTTTAATTTCTAAAGCCTTTATATCTCTGCTATAGGGGTGTAAGGGCTTTACTTATATATAGACTATGGAAATAACAATTAAAGACAACACATATAAAGTGAAGTACAGCATTAGAGCAATGTTTGTATTTGAGAAGTTGACAGGTAAAATATTCAATCTGGAGAATTTGATGGACTGGTATATATTCTACTATTCTATGATACTGGCTAATAATCCAGAATGTACTTTACTGTTTGATGATTTTATAGATGAATGTGATTCTAAACCTGCTTTGGTAATTGATATTCAGAATTATCTTACTACTGAATTTCAGAAGCAAGGACAACTGGAACCATTTAAAGAAGAAGATACAGCAAAAAAAAAGTAATAGCCATATCAGACTTATATAGTATCATAGTAGTAGAATGTGGAATACAGCCAGATTACTTTCTGGATCGTATGCAATGGTATGAAGTAGAAGCCTGTTTTAATGGTCTGGAAAATAAAAATAAGGCAGGTTGGGAACAGGCTAGATTTATCGGTTATGTTACTGCACAGGTTAATAATACAAAGAAACTGAAACCAACCGATATACTTACTTTTACTTGGGATAAGCCAGAAGATGTTAGTAAAGAAACTATTATTACTAATGAAGATGTACAGCGATTAAAAGATAAAGCAAATCAAACCTTAACACTATTATAATAATGGCTGATTTAATTACAAGGCTAATACTTAATACACAGCAGTTCGATCAGAATATAGGTAAATCCAGTAAGCAAATACAGGGATTCCAGCAGAAGATACAAGGATTTTCCAGTGGTGCTATTGGTGCTTTTACTAAGTTTGCTGGCGGTATTGGATTAGCAATTAGTGCAGGTGAAGCACTCAATAAGATGATGCGCAGCAATCAGACTACCAGTGATATGTTCGATAACAATATGAATGCAGCCAGAGATTCAGTAGATGCTTTCTTTAGATCATTAACTACTGGTGACTGGAGCGTATTTAGTAATGGTATTATTGCTGCCTTTACAAACCTGAAAGAATTATCTGCTTTAATGGATGAACTGGCAGATAAAAAGCTATCCCTGTCATATATTAAAGCAGAGGATTTAAAAGAGATCGAGCAATACGAGACTGTAGCCAAAGACACTAATAAAAGTCTGGATGAAAGAAAAATAGCAGCTGAAAAGATGGCAATGGCTGTAAAGCACCTGTCTAAAGAAACTGCTGATTATATAAAGTCCAGTGAAGAAGGACTATCTAAAACATATAAAGCTAATTATGGAGTTGATGTGGATAGAGAAACATTGGATTACTTCTTTAAGCATACTAATAAATCAGATGGTAGTGTATTGTCTGAAATAGATAAGTATAAGAAAGAGAGAGCAGCGTTAGAACGTAAATATACTACAACTACTACAGTTCCTTCTTCTTTTGGTGCTACTACTATATCTACTCTTAGTAAGGAAGGAAAGGAAGCATTACAGCAGTATGATAAACAGAATGAGTTTATAAGGACACAATCTGTTTTACTGGAAGAAGTAGACGACAAAAGAGTAGCTACATTGAATGTGCTGAAAGAACAGTATGCAATGGAGCGTGAGATATATAGTCTACAAAAGAGAACGGATGAAACAGGCAGAACGGTTAATAATTCTGGAAAGACTACTAAGGCGAAAGAAATAATACCAGAAGGTTCATTAGCAGAACTGGATAAGAAACTGGCTGAATGGCGAAAGAAATTTAATGAAGCAACTACTTTAGAAGCCAGACTTGCTGCTGATAAGATGGTAAAGGAGATCAGTCAGCAGAAAGCACATCTAAATGTAGAAGTAAAATATGGCGAAGCCAGTGATTTAAAGGAACTAGTTAATAAACAGAAGATTCCGACACTATCAGTAAAAGGAAAGAATGTTAAGGAGGATATTAAAAGCGGTGCATTGGATATTAAGCCTATCGACAACAGTGTAATAGAATCAAATTATAGCTATGCTGATTCTTTAAATGCTATTGGTTCTATAATGGGATCAGTAACCAATCTGACAAATGAAGGTGCTGCTGCTTGGATTAGTTGGGGAGCTAATATACTCACTGCTATAGCTGCTGCTATACCTGCTATTGCTACATTAACCGTAACAAAGAAAGCAGAAGCTACAGCCAATAGTGAAGCAGCCGTTACTGGTGCTATGTCGTCTGTGGCTTCTATACCTTTTGTTGGTTGGATTATGGCTTTAGCTGCTGGTGCTTCTGTTATTGCGGCAATGGCTTCGATTCCTAAGTTTGCTGGTGGTGGTATATTTAGTGGCAATTCCTTTATAGGGGATAATATGATAGCCAGGGTAAATAGCGGTGAAATGATTCTGAACAACAGACAACAGAAGAACCTGTTTAACCTCTTAGATGGTAAAGGAGGAGCTGCTTCTTTAAATGGTGGAACAGTTGAATTTAAACTCAAAGGTAAAGAACTAGTAGGTGTTTTGAATGCACAAGCAAGTAAGACAAATAAATACAAATAATCAATGTATAACCTGATATATACAGTACCGTTTACTAATGTAGATGGTGAAGCCTTAACTGTACAAATACTGGAAGATGGTGGAACTGGATTACCTGTAGAACTTACAGGTGGTACGCCACCATTTATAGTAGATGTAAACGATGAAGATTTTTTATATACTCCAACCAGATTCAGTGGTGCTACATTAAAATTGGTAGGTAGTGATTACCTACAGAAGTTATTTAGTACCCAATACCAAAAGTTTAAAGTAAATTTGGTGAAAGCTGGTTCTGTTATCTGGACAGGCTTTATAACGCCAGAACTATATTCACAGGATTATGATAACAGCCTGTTTGAATTGGAAATAGAATGTATATCAGCCTTATCTACTTTAGAGTATATAGACTATAAACAGGAAGGATCTACTATCTCTTTACTTGGATTGATTAGGAAATGTATTACTGAAAGCAAAGGAGATTTTAGAGCCGTTTATATTCCCAATACCTATACTTCTTCTTTAGATGGGATTACTGTTAGTACAGCTAACTTCATTGATGAAGATGGTAAAGCTATGACTTTAAAAGAATGTCTGGAAGAAGTATGTAAGTTTCTTAATTGGACTGTAACGGAGTATGACGGTTGTGTCTATTTCATAGATGTAGACTATATAAAGGCAGGTAAAACAGCATACACTAATATACTCACTAATACATCTGTTATATTATCTTCTACTATTAACTTACAAGCAATACCATCTAAAGGTAATAGTAATAGCTTATCTCTTTTAGGTGGATATAATAAAGTTGTTATCATAGATAGTGATTATGAAGCAGATAAAGATCAGCTATATCCAGAACTGGAATTTGCTAATGATACAAAATTACATCATAAAGCAATGGATAGAGATGGTAAAAGGTATCAGAAAGAGTACTATGATACAACAGTGGTCCAATTATTCACTTATAAATATAATACTTCATCAAATAGTTATGAATCAACATCTGATAGTATGTTTAACAATGTTGGAAAACAATTAGCTGGTTCAATAGCTGTACAACAATCGAATTATGAAATTGATAATATGCCAAATAAATTGAATTGGGATAAAATGATTGAAATAAAGCAATATGAAGATGGTTATTCAACAGTAGGTAATAATACATTCTTATGTAGACAATCAGATTCAACTATATTGGCTAAATATCCAGTCATTAAAACTAAGACATCTTCTTCAACATTAGTGTTTGATCCTTCAATTAAGTTGGCTGTCAATTTCCAGATCTATCCTTTAGCTGATGATTTAAACGGTTACATAGGTGATTTTAATTATAAAATTGGTGGTACAGACAATTTTGATTTAGATGGAGTATATGTATTAGCAAGATTGCGCTGTGGAGATTATTGGTATAACGGAACAACTTGGACAATTAATTCTAATAACTCATTTAAGATATATACTGACATAACAAGAAAGAACGTAGTTGGTGAATGGTTTTACGCAAGGAATACAAACGACTTTACGCAAGGTGTTAATGATCTTACTGGTACGATCATTAATTTTGACAAGGTTATAATAGGTGACTTGGAGTTAGTTCTTTATAATCCCAAATTTGAAACAGCAGTCACTTATTTCTTTCTAAAGGATATAACAATTGATAGCCAGAAGGTTAGTTATTCAACTGTAACAAAGGATGATAATAAAGAAGATACTAAGTATGAGAATGTAGTAAATGAAAGTTATATCAATGCTTTGGATGATATAGAATTTAAAATAACATCTAAGAATGATAGCGAATTATCGTTTAGTAAAGCTATAATAGGTGGTTTAATACTGGATAAGCTGGCTAATACCATTTATAATAGTAGTGATAAACCAGAGGAACTATTAATAAAGAGAATCATTAACCAGTATCAACAGCCAAAGATCAAACTAGCCCAAATTGTAAAACCAATCATATTCCCTTATTCCATTATCACAGATAGCTATCTATCTGGTAAAAAGTTCCTGTTTACAGGCGGAACTGTTGATTACGAAGATAATAGTATAGAATGCAATATGATAGAACTAAATTAACTATGGATATAATTAGCAATAGAATACCAGCTACACCCAGAAGTAAGTACACCCAATATAATACTGGTGTATCCTACTCTTTAAATGGTAGTGGAACTAATATAGATACATCTAACTTTGTAAAGCTAAAAGGACAAATCAGCCAAATAATAGACGGTTCTGTAGGTGCAACAGGTGATATAGTAGCTTACCAGACAAATCCAGAGGCAGGAGATTTTAAGCTACCTATTGCCTCTACTGATGCTTTAGGTTGTATTAAAATAGGTGAGAATTTGACCATTACAGAAGATGGCACGGTAAATGCTAATGCTGGTGGTGTAAGTAGTTGGAATGATCTTACAGACAAACCATCTACATACGCCTCAACTTGGGGACAGATAACAGGCAAACCGACAGTATTCCCAACTAATTGGGATTTGGTAAATAATAAACCAGCCACATTTATACCTTCTGCACATAAACATTTAAAGGTTGATATAACAGATTTTGCACATACACATAAAATACAGGACATATCTGATTTCATAGGTGTAACTATTAATACAGATCAAACAATAACAGGACAAAAGACTTTTACTAAAACTATATTAGGACTGGCTGATGTAGTAGCTTATGCAACTGGGGATTATAAAGAATCATTTCCTATAGCATCTACAAGTGCCTTAGGTTGTATTAAAATTGGTAATAACCTTTCTATCAGGGAAGACGGCACAGTAGATGTTAATGCTGGTGGTATAACAGAAGTAGATTGGAGTATTATAAAGAATAAGCCTTCATTTGCTACGGTAGCTATATCTGGATCATACAATGACTTATCTAATAAACCAGCTATTCCAACTTCTTTAAAAAGTCCTTATAGCCTTACTATCTCTTTAAATGGAACTTCGCAAGGTGCATATGATGGTAGTGCTGCAAAATCATTTAATATTAATTATTCAAATATTGGGGCAGCAGCTGCAAGTCATACTCACGGGAATTATGCCTCAACAGTAACTACTACAGGTACAGGTAATGCAATTACAGCCATTAGCCAAAATGGTAATACTATTACAGCAACAAAAGGAAGTAGTTTCTCACTGTCAAGTCATACACATAATTATGCAGGTTCTTCAACTGTTGGAGGTGCAGCTAATTCAGCAGTAAAATTAACAACTGCACGAACTATTAATGGAACTTCATTTGATGGTACAGCAAATATAACTACGGCTAATTGGGGTACTGCTAGAACATTGACATTAGGGAATGATGTTTCTGGATCAGTCAGTATTAATGGTTCCGCTAATGTTACGCTTAATGGTTCTGTAAATCGTATTAGCGGTGTATATACAGGTAATGGAGGCAAACAGGCTCCATCTTATGTTACCAGTGGTAAAGTTAGATTCAATATGATGAATACTAATACTAATGGCAATACGAACTATAAAGACTTTATCCTTATGGATACTTATACAGGTTCAGATGTACCTTATGTGACTGCCATAGGCATATCAAAGACAGCTATACCTATGGCTTTTATTATGAGCGGACCAAAGGGTAATACAACTGAAGCGACCTGGGTTTCCAGGCAACTGGCTACAACTGTGGATAATGTAGCGTCTGCAACGAAATTACAGACTGCACGCAATATCTGGGGACAATCTTTCAACGGGACATCTAATATTAGTGGGAATATGACAGGTGTGGGATCAATTACTGCATCTGGATTAATAAGTACAACTAATTCAATTAGAGCAAATGGTGATGTGATTGCATATAATGGGAGTTCATCTGTTTCATTAGCCAATCATACACATTCTTACTTACCGCTTGGAGGTGGAACGCTGACAGGTGCTTTAACGATTAATTATAGTGATTATTCAAGTGTTAAAGTTGTACGTAAGTCAAACTCAGCATATAATACATATTTAGCAGCAACCAATGTGAATGATGTTGGTGGTATAATTCAATCAAGTCATAAATTTCTAATAATGGCAAGGAACTCATACGGTCAACACGTAGAGTTTGATAAGGGGAATATTCTTGCATACGGTAGTGTTACTGCCTATGCGTCATCTGATAAACGTTTAAAGAAGGATATAAAGCCATTAACCAATTCTTTAAATCTGATTAATCAATTAGAACCAGTTCAATATAGGTGGAATAGCAAAGCAATAGAACTTGATTCATTTAAGGATACAGAAAATCGTCAATACGGCTTAATTGCCCAAGATGTTGAAAAGTTGATACCAGATATTGTACACGATCAATATAAAGATGGAGGTACAACATACAAATCAATTGATTATGTAAAGATTATACCATTATTGATTGATTGTATACAAGATTTATCAAAACAAATAACTGAATTAAAACAACTGAATAAATAATGATACTTCCTGCAAAAAATATAGGCATAATAGATGTGCATAACTGTTTAGGTGATGCAAGTTATGATTTAGGAACTCTTTGTAAATCAACTAATATAAATCATTGGAGTAAATGGAAGCCTATAAATTATAATGGGACAACAATTGATGAAGTTATCCTTAAAGGTAGAAATTATGGGATTAATTTAACTCAATCAAATGAAATTACAGTCTTAATAAATAGAATAGATTCTAGTGGTACATATACATATAATAAGCCTACAGGCGGTTCTGCTTCACCTTTTCGCTTAGGTGATTTTAGAAATTACGATCATAATGCACCACTACCAGCACACCCTATGTCAAACAAAATGATAAACAATGGTGGTACGGCGGTTACCGGCTTAGCTGGTATAACATCAATTGGCACAACGACAGCCATAGGTTATAATGATATATATCCAGCAGGCTTAAAAAGAGGTATTTATATGAAGAACTCTAAAGGAGAAATAGCTTGGTGTACTGACAAAATTGAATGGAGTAAAATTAATAATATTAATAACTGGAAAGGAGATGTAACCGCTTATGATTTTTATACGAACGTGAGTAAAACAATAAATGGAATACATACAGGTAATGCTAGCGATTTATTTTATGCAGTCACTTCAACAAATGATAATCCAAATCCCTACACATTGACTTTGACAGGAGATAAGCCAGCTGGTTCAGAGAAATATTTCTTTAGCCTTAATTGTAAGAAGGTTCAAGGTACTACTAATAGAGTACATTATAATGTGACAATCAGTTCTATCGGTGACGTTTACAGAGGTGGAACGGCTAATAATATTGCGATACAAATTCATAAAACAGCGGAATCGACGTCTCAAATGGTTGCATCAGCTACAATTGCAAGTAGTTATACAATAGGAGCAGAAACATCTTATAGTTGGGAAGGCAATATTACCGTTAACGTAGCGTCAACAGCTGGTCTACGATGCTTCCTGTATGCAGATGGTCAGATACAAGCAAGAACTGGTATTCTACAAGAACAATAGGAATAGATAATATAGTAGTAAATTGAACAATGAATAAGTACTTAATAGTACAATTGATAGTAGCTTGTGTATTAGTAGTTTTAGGAATAGGATTACTTATAGCAGGCTTCTGTGTACCACCTGTAGGAATAATCCACGGTAGTGTATTAACTGCCTTTGGAGAAGTCTGTACATTTGCTGGGGCACTATTTGGAGTAGATTACCATTACAAATTTAAGATGAATAAGAAGTAGAACACAAGCCTGTTTGCCTTTATATGGTAGACGGGCTTTTTCTGTATTAACCATTTAAAAGGAAAATACTCCAATTATAGATATTTTAAGCCTTTTGATGTTAATAAATAGATACATTTTTTACACCATTATCATACTACTGTATATCCTTGAAAATCATATCTTCATTATATTAAACATCTATTAGATAAACACTCGTGCAAAGATATTTAATTGAATAAGTTTCATTTCATTTTATACCTACATTGCCGCCAGTTTAATCAATAAATACAATTGTTATGACAGATCAAAAGTTAGAGAAGAAAGAAGAAAAGTTATTCACATTAGAAGGTAGTGGAAAGATATTGGCTTTTACCAATATAAATAGACAGATCAATAGAAGTATAGTTAATTCTAAAAAGAAGTCTATTGAAGAATTTGGTTTATTATCACCTATAACAGTAATAGATGCTAAAGATGTTATAGAAAAAGGTATTACTGTTTATGATGCCAATAATCCTACTGATGAAGTAAATGCTGAAAATGCAAAGAACTATTTAGTGATCTTAGATGGACAGCATAGATATGCAGCTATTAAAGAACTGAATAAGAAAGATAAGTATTATGATATTTGGCTGATGTATCCGCTTAATAGAGAAGTAGCCGTATCTACTTTAATAATGGAAATTAATACTACTGCTATTAACTGGAAGAATGATAATTATATTTCTGTACTGGCAAAATTAAGACCAGAAGATAAAGGATTAGCATTTATAGATCAGTATATGCAGCTAAGACATACAAGAACTAAAGATGGTGAACAATCTGATAATTTGCCCAATAATGGTTATGGACTATCTGTATTATCTAAGTATCTCACTTTGAGCACTGCTATTAATAAGGACTATCTTTATAGGATGGCAAATAATCCTAATAAGAAATTACCTAATGAAAGTAATGTAAATAGAGCAGAGAAGATAATACAGACAGGAAAAGAAGTTGGTTTTACACATACTTTCTTATCTAGTAGATTCTTTATTGATTGGATTGCTAAATGGGTTAGAAGTGAATATAAAGTGGATCAGATCTTAGAATGTGTAAAAGAATCTATGACTGATGAAAAGGCAAAGAAATTGATGGATGAATGCAAGGCTGATAATTTTAGTGATCTATTCGATGAAGTTATAGAATTACATTAA